CTAACACAGTCAGGAGATTGCAAGGATTTGCGTATCTGTTGAACTGCTGGGGTATTACTACGAACCAATTCCACCTATCAAGAATAGGAGGATTGATCACTCCCGAAAATTTTTTATACATTATATCACTTTTAATTGCAAGTAAATATTTGTTAGTGGGGAAGCATACTAAAGGTAAGGAGCTAAAGAACTCCCCCACTATTCTATTTGCATAGAATTTTTTAAGGTGGCGGAGAAAGGTTACGCACTTGTATCGTCCTCTCTTTAATAAGCCTAAACTAGTATTACCTTGCGATAACCACCTTTGTTTATTAAATTTTGTCATATTTTTTTACCTTTATCAATACTGTGACAAACATAATTATTTTTTTTATTAGTATAATATATAGCACCATTATATTTAGGATTTATTGCTACTAAAGACTTTAATACTTTTTTATAAGACATATTTTCAGTATCAGTCATTACTCCAGTATCTCCATCTAATATTTTAAATTTATATCTCATATTTTTTATATATCTGTTCCATCTTCATTTTTTTTATATTCATAATCATCAGTAACCCATTCGCCATCTTCCATATCTTCTTGTTCTTTACCATTATCATCTTCATATGTTGAGGGAATACACTCTGCTATTTTTTTTATTTTATCATCATCTTGTGCATTTTCTTCATCTACATGATAAGAGTCAACTTCAAGACATTCCAAATGACTATTACCAAATCCACTATTAAAAGTAATTTGCTCTATACCAGAAGTATCTTCTATGATTGTATCAGCATCATTTATATTTTTAGCAGTTACTTCATAATCAACTCTAACAATATAAGTTTTAGTCTTTTTAAATTTAGCATAACCTATATGCTCATCTAGTTTTGGTTTTTTTTCTGGTGTACTACTTTTCATTTTTTTCTCCTATTTCTTTCCAATAATAATCTTTATCATCATCTGTTTTTTCAAATGAAACCTCTTTAACTATAGTATCATCATAATCGCCATCACTTTCTTCTTCATTCCATAAAGTACATTTATAAAGAGGACTTTGGTTTTGACTTGTTGCTATATCTTTGGCATCTTCTTTGGTTTCATTTTCTACTAACCAAGTTTCAGTTTTAGTGTAGGTGCAAGTTAATGTGACCATATAATTACTTTTATTTAATTCTTTATCTACAATAACTATATTTTTATCTTTAATTTGCATTATTTACCACCAATGTTAATTTTCTTTCTTTAATAAACTTATCAACATGACTACCCATTAAAATTTTAGAGGTAGTTTGTCTAACAGTTTTTACTTTAGGTATTAATTTTAATTCTCCAAAATCCATAAAGCCAAACATTGACTTATTATAAGTTTGAGAAAATATTTTATATATATTTATATCTTTAGCTTTAGCCATGATTAACTCCCATATATTTGTTTGCCATGATCTGTATTATGATAAGGACTTTTACCAGTTATTGAAATAATATGACCAAGATCAGTTTTAAAACTTTGACCAACATTAGTATTCCAAATTTTATCAGCTAATTCTTCTGCTTCACTTATGAAAGTAGAATAGTTATCACTAACCAACCAACAAAATTGATCTATACAACAATTAACTAAATCATCTTTATTAGAAAAAGATTTAACTTTAATTAAGTTTCCTGTTTTTATATTTATTTTTAGCATTTTTTTATCTCCTTGTTTTTAGTTATAAGAAGAATCTATTACAAATAATAATAATTGTAAACAACTAATATTAAAAAATATTAATTTTTATTATATATATAAAGAACACAGAAAATCGTTGTTTTCCTCGTTTTCCTAGTTTTTATCGTTTTTCCTCGTTTTTTTACATTTATTAACAAATATTATAAAATAATTATTTTTATTATTTACATTATATAAAGAATATTATAGATTAAACTTATAACTAAATAAGGAGATATAAAAATGACAAACACTAAACTAAAAAAAGACATTATGAAAATTGCAAAGGAGGCAAGTGCTACTGAATTTACTATTGTCTGTGGTACATTATTTGCTAAATTTGATGTTTCTATACATGAAGAAATGGCAAATACTTTAAAAACAACTTTACAAACTTTCTTTGATAAAAGAAAAGTAAATGATTGTAATGTTCAAATGTCAGGTACATTACCAGATAATGAATATGCTTATGATTTTCACCCAATCGTAGATTTTAGAATGGAAGGTATATTATAATGTCAAAATCAATAGTTCAAAGAGTTAAATATATATCAAGAAAACAAATAAGCTATGATGATAAAGATCAAATTGAAGAAGTTACATACTTAAATGTTTTTAAATTTAACAAAGTTCTTTATGGCTGGAAAGAATATGACATGAGAATTGGAAAACCATTAAAATCTGATAATTGGAAATTAGGTTCTTATATGGATTTACAATTTATTCCTAAAGATTATTATAATGCTTATAATGGTCAACTTGTTAAAATTATCCAAAGACCAAAGGTTGTAAAATCAGAAACTCAATTACTTATTGAAAAAACTCAAAAGGTAAATATTAAATCTTGGGAAATTAAACAAGGTTTAGCAATTTTGAATGGTAAAAATAACTAAAAAGGAGAAAGTATAATGTCTATAAAAATAAAATTAAGAAATTGTTCGGTATGTTTAAAACCTTTTAAAGCTGGAGAAAGTATAAAAAAAGAAAGTCGTTTTGATGGTAAATTAGGAATAATACCTATTTCATTACATAAGAAATGTTATAATAAGTTAATGAAGTTTGACGAACTAATACTAGAGGATTATTCATGAATATATTTCATTTAGATAAAAACCCAGAATTATGTGCAAGGTATCATTGTGATAAGCATGTAGTTAAAATGATTTTGGAAACAGGTCAAATGTTGTGTACTGCTTACCAAAGACATTATGGTTTAAAAGATGATTTATATAAACCTGCATACCCACATCACCCAATGACAAAATGGGTAGGAAATAGTGGTGGTAATTTCCTTTTTACCATGAAATTGTTTAATCATTTATTAGACGAATATAATTATAGATATAATAAATGGCATAAATCATCAAGAGTAATTCTTCTTTTAAATAGTAAATATAAAAAATGGCACAATATGACTGAAGAATTTACAACTCCACCATTATGTATGCCAGACGAATATAAATTAGATGATTATGTACAAAGCTACAAAAATTATTATATTGGTGAAAAAATGTATTTTGCTAAATATAATTATTCAGAAACACCACATTGGTTAAAGGAGGTTATAGATGCAAGATGAATTTAGTTTTAAAAGCAAATACCCTTATCAAGCAGGACATAGAGGTCATAGAAACTCAATAGCTAGTGCAAATGATACTAATAAAAGATTAAGCAGATTACATAAGCAAATATTAATTGAGTTATATAAACACCCAAAAGGATTAATTGGTTCTGAATTAGCCAATATTTTAAATGTTAACTTATTAACAATTAGACCTAGAACTACTGAACTAAAATTACAGGGTATAATTATTGATACTGAAAAAAATAAAAATAATGAGGGCGGAAAACCTGAATCAATATATAAGTTAAGATCAGAAACTTTACTAGAGGAGTTTGATATAGATGTATCAGAGCATAAACCCAATACGAAGTAGAAACCATTTAATGTTTGTTGCCTCACAACCTTGTTTAATTTGTAGGAGAGATGATGTTCAATCAGCACATATAAGATATTCTGGAGCAGGAACAGGAATGAAACCTTGTGATATTTTCACAGTTCCCTTGTGTATAGAACATCACAGAGAGCAACATACCATAAATGAAAAAATGTTTTGGCTATTATATAAAATAAATCCTATTGCAAGGGCTATGGCTTTTGCTTTAGAGTCACCAGATAAAAAAATTAGAGAGAGAGTTTATGAACATTTTAAAACTGATAAATATAGAAAGTTTTTTGAAATATAAATTATGGTTATTAATTCTTATTTTTGCCTTATTTCAAACAGGACTAAATTTTATGGATAATAAAATACAAGCTAGAGAACCAGACTTTTTTTATAAAAATTCTAAAGAATTTATTGAATCACTTAATGAGTGTATAAGTTGGCAAGAAAGAAATACAACCAAATGGCAAAATATACCTCGTGAAATAATTATTGCACAAGCTGTATTAGAGAGTGCTTATGGTACAAGTAGGTTTGCAACAGAGGGTAACAATCTTTTTGGAGTAATGACTTTTAATTTAGATGAGCCACATCTTAAACCTAAAGAAAGTAAAAATTCTAAATTTGGTGCCAAAATATATCAAAATAAATGCGAATCTGTCAAGGATTATATTATTGTTTTAAATACAGGAACTGCTTTTCAAGAATTTAGAGAATTAAGATTTCAAATGCTTAAAAATGATGATTTAGATGCTTTAGTTTTAGCAGAAACATTAACTAGATACGCAACTAATCCTAATTACATAAAATTATTAAAAAAAACAATTAAATCTTTAAGAAATGAAAGAATATCAGCTACAAATTAAATTAATTAATTATTTAAAGCAAAAAAAATTATCAAAATTAAGATATTTTCATATACCTAATCAAGGTGTTAGATCATTTAAATATAAGATGCTATTGGCTAGTATGGGTATGAAGTCTGGTTGTCCTGATTTAATTCTTGAATTTAAAGATGGTAAATTTGTTTATATAGAACTTAAAACCAGCAAGGGTACTTTAAGTAAAAGTCAAAAACTGTGGAAAGTTATAAGTGATATATTAAAAACACCACATTATATATTAAAAGGAGGCGATTTTATTGATTTAAAAAAACAGTTAGATGATATATTAACAAAACATTATAAAGCATAACTAAAAAATAACTAAAAAAGGAGCAACATGGATAATATAAAAGATTGGAATTTACTTTCTGAAGGCGAAAAAGTATATTGGACTTTAATTTACAAAGGTCATTCAAAATTAAATGGTCATGATCTTGTACCAGATAAATACATACAACATCTTGAAAAATTACAAAAAGATAAAGAAATAAAAGACTTAGAAAAAGATAAAAAAGATAACCCTTGGAAATATATTAAAACTTATCTTGGTAAAAGAGGGAGGGTTAAATAATGACAACAGAAAATAATAAATTTCACGCATTACAATTATTTACAGATACATTTAGTGCTGAAACAGTTCATTTAACTAATGATGCTGTTGGTAAATATATAAGATTACTTTGTTTTTCTTGGACTAAAAATGCAAAACCTTTTAAAACTGAATCAGCTTATAGAATTTGTCAATGTATTGATGATGATTGTAAAAAAAAGGTTGATGAAATATTATCTGAATTTTTTATTTGGGATTCTGTTAATGAAAAAAAAGATTATGTTTTATGGACACACAAAAGATTAATTAAAGAACATGAGTATTTAACAGCTAAATACAAGAAAAAATCTGATGCTGGTAAAAAGGGTATGGAAACTCGTTATGCTTCTGTTAATAACAAAACGATAACCCCTATACCTATACCTAAACCTATACCTAATAAAACAATAGAGAAAGATTTTGAGTTATTTTGGAGTTTATTAGATATAAAAAAAGGTTCAAAGCATTTAGCACTAAAAAGATACACCATACACTGTCATAGCCTTGATCCTAGTGACATTGGGGAAAGATTCAATAGATATACCTCAACTGTTAAGGATAAAGAGTTTTTAGCCCATGTAGCGACTTGGATTAATCAAAAAAGGTTTGAAGATGAGGAAACAAATAAACCTATAAAAATAGTAGAACCTATTTACGAGTATGATGGTATAAAATTAAATAAATATGCTGAATCTGGAGCATATATTGAGTTAAAAGATGCAGGAGGTAATAAATATCAAAAACATAAATGGAATGGAACTCCTATTGAAAAACTTATTTAATATTTTTAATAAAATTTAAAATATATTGTTTTAATTCTATTTTTCCATATATTTTATATACTTTATTAGAAAGATTAGCATTTACTAATTCTGATGAGTTTCTTTCTCCCTTTCTAGAAGCTAGTAATTTAATTTTACCACCAAATAATTTAGCAACTTCTAAAATTGTATAGCTTTTTTTATTTGATATAGCATAATGCCTACATTTATTTTGTTTCCAAACTAGATAACAAACTTTAATTGTATCTTTAATATGTGTAAATCTTCTTGATTGATTTCCAGGTTTTACAACTGTTAATGGTTTTTTGTTTTTATATTGATTTTCAAATATACCTATTACAGTAGCCATATTACCTGTACCAATTTGACTATTACCATACACATTGTAAAAATAAATTATTTCATACTTAAAATTAAACCATTTTTTTAAATTTTCTAAAAGTTCAAGATTTTTTGCTTTTGAAAAAGAATAAGGGGATAAATTTTTATCTTGTCCATTATTACCTAAACTTGCAGATGTTGCAGAATAGATTAATTTTATTTTGTTATTTAAGCAAAAATCAAACACTTCATATGATCCTATTGTATTGTACTTAAAGCAATCATTAGTTTTTAAAAAACTTTGATATATTCTTGAAAACTCCCCAAAATGAAACAAGGAATGAATATCTTCTTTACAGTAATTAAGTATTTTTTTTATATTTCTAGTGTCTGCCTTAACATATTTTATTCTTTTATTTTTTATATGATTTTTTTTACTTCCAGCAGAATAATTATCAATACTGATAATATTAAATGTTGTTTTTATTAATAGTTCTTTTATTAAATTTACCCCAATAAAACCAGCACCACCAGTTACAACAATTATTTTTTTCATTTAAGAAATTAATTTGAATTGTATTTTTGAACAAGTTTTTGTAATTCTTTACTTTTAACTTGCTCCATTGCTTTTAATTTTAAACCATAATTATTTGATTCTTTAGATATTTCTATATCTTTTCTTTTAATCAATGGTGTATCAAAGTATGCCCATTGTTTTTTAATTTTGTGCTGTGGTCTGCCAAATCTTCTATGAACATCAACAACTTTTGGCCATAATCTTTTTAATGAGTTAGCCATATCCAATCTACCATCACCTTTGTATAACTCTGTAAAATTACCACCTTTAACTGTCATAGTCGCTGCCTTATCGATTAAAAAAGCATTTATTAATATGGTACACCACTTACCAGATAACACTTGTAAGCATAAGTCTGTATCTTCATTATACTTACCTCGCCATCTGTAAGGTAAATCATTTTTAATTAGTAGTGTTGAATATACATGAACATTTAAAACAAAAGGAGATAATCTATTTACTGCAAAAAAAGTATAATTTAATCCAGCTATTCCAATATTCTCATAACGATCTGTAAAATCTTCTGATGCTCTTAAAGCATTATTTGCATTACATCTAATTCTTTTTTGATGATGCAATCTTCTAATCATTTTTATATTGTCATCTAAAATCCAATGTCTTTTTGCACCAGCTTTTATAGAATGCTCCCAAACCCAATTCCTAGCAGGAATAGAACCTTTACCTAAATTAGAAAAAGGTAAAACTAAAACTCTATGCTCACCATATCTTGATTTATATTCTTCTGCTTCTTGAGGCTCTACTACTAATTTAAAATCAACCTTATCTTCAATTAAAAATTTTGCAGTTAAGTTTCCTTTGAATCTACCTTTTGATATTACATAAACAGGATATTTAGGTTTATGTTCATTCTTCATTTTCAAATTTAACAGATTTTAAATCTTCATTTTCTCTAGGTGGAAACCATGTACTCCAAGTTTTACCTTCCATTTTACCACCATCACAATTAATTAATTTTTTAAAATCTTCTCTTTCTTCTTTTGTTCTAAAATTTATAATCCATTTGGGGTTATCTTCTTTGGCTTCGTACTCTGGCATACCAACCCATTCTGCAGCTTCATCAAAATCTTTAACTTCACTATTTGGTCTAGTTACAAATAAAAGATTTGATAACATCATTTCATCATAACCAGTTCCTAATAAATCTCCTGTATTATCCAAAATATCTTTTAACACATCTGATAAAGCTCTCTCATCAACTTCACCCAAATGAGATACTTCGTTATCTGCTGTTAATAATTTTGTTGCCTTTTGATCTGTTGATGCAATATTTAATTTTAAAGTTGGTACAGATTTTATATTTAATTTTTTACAAGCCTGAACAACGCCATGACCAGCAAGTATAACATCATCACTTGAAATAATAATATTTCTATAAATACCATTTTCTTCTATTGATCTACAAATGTGTTTAAGCTGATCTTCTGGGTGTTTTTTATAATTTTTTGGGTGTGGCTTTAAAGTTTCTATATCTTTTATTTGATATGCTTCTTTATTAGGTATTGCATTATTTTCCATAAATCGTTATTATTAAATAATACATGAAAGATCAAGATAAAAAACAAGAAATAATTCCACAACAAAGACACGAATTAACCTCACAAAATAAGAAATATACAACTGTTGTTATGGTTAATGTAAGAGAATGTGGGCTTGATTATATGTTTCATAAACATCTTATAGTTGATTATCAACATAAAGCAGGAATAAAATTTAGGCAAATATTTGAAGCAAGTGCTATTGGGGGAATGAAAGGTAGAGATTTAAGTCTTTTTATTACAGGTGGTGCTAAAGATAAAGTTTCCTATGGTGCTTTACACAACATTCAAGAACTTGTTTCTATTCATAAAGTGTTAGGAAATAAAGGTTTTGAAATAGCAAGTTATATTTGTGGACAAGATTATTCATTAAAACAAACAAGAAATATTTTACATATTGACCAAAGATATATGGGAAACAGATTAAGAGAAGTTTTAGACGATCTTTCTATTCATTTTGGTTACTATAAACAAAAATTTTATTGATTTATGTGTACACCTATGATAAGGGATAAAACATAATGAAATAATTGTAAAAAAAAAACCCTACCACCAAGTTAATGATGGCAGGGTACAGAGAGATTAACTAACTTTTTTTAACTTTTCTGATTGTAAATCTTGAATATAATTTACACCAGCTTGTGCCAAAGCACTAGCTTTAAAGATAGTTTCTGGTTTTGCCTTAATTCTATCTTTCCAGATTTTTAAATATTGAATTGCATGAGGTGTTGGTTCCATTGTTATACCTAACATACAACATTGAATACAAGCACCAATTTCTGCAACCAATTCTTCAAAAGCATATTTTTCATTTGAATCAAAGTTTTCAAAGTATTTAGTTTTATACTTTTCAGTTCTATCACATCTAGATTTATGACCAGTCCAATGTGTTAGTTCATGAAGTAATGTAGCATAAAAGTTTTGAGTAGCAGATGAGTTGTCATTACCATTAAATAATTCTTTGGAAACCATTCCAATGTAATCTTTACTTGGTACATAATAACAACTGTTTGATACAAAGATATTATCTTTTAGACCATATCTAATATCAGCACCTGTATTCTTAACATATTGCTCAACTTCTGGTAAAGTATCGGCACCATCTGCTTTTTCAGATTCAATATTAATACCAGTAGTTTGATTAAGATTAAAAACAAAATAACTTCTCATAAGATTATATTGAGTTCTAATAGAATCTTCATGAATAGTATTTGGCTTTTCACCTTTTTTTATATCTCTGAACAAAGATGGTTGCATATAAATAACTTGAGTGCCTTTAGCACCTTTATTTATTTTGCCACCTTTAGATCTGATTTGGTTAAAAGTACCCCAACTGTCAGAAGTAAAACCCTGTTCTTCTTTAGAAATCCATAGAGCAATAGTATTTATTCCTCTGTAATTTCTGCCTACAAGATTTTTAGGCATTCCTAGAGAAGCCCAAGGTTTTAACCAGTTTTTACCATGTTTGTCCATATTGCTAATAACTTTGTTAACAATATTTTCCATCATTGTTTGTTTGTTTGACATTAATTTGCTCCTTTTAAATTATTTAGATATTTAAATGCGTCATTTACATATTTAAAGTTTCTACCAAAGACAGCATATTCAATTTCAAAGTCTAAAGTATTATCTTTGTACTTATAAATTTCAATATTGCCTTTTTGATTATCTGTAACTTTAAAGAATCTTTCATCTTTAAGTTGAATCAAATAAGAAACATGATCAAAAGGTTTAGTTGCCAAATATGCTTTTTTAAATAAAAAGTTATTTGTATTTACATTTTTAGTCATTTGTTCTCCTGTTTTAGTTATTGTTTTCGTTTTCATATATAGATTTTATATTGATTCTATGGTATGTAAACAATAAATATTAATAAATATTAATTATTATTACTTCTAAAAGTCAATAGAACTGGGGTTTTTAAGGATATATACAATAATTTAATTAATTTCGTAATAAATGTTATTATTTTGACCTATTTTTTAATAAAAATCATTATATCTATTGGCTAATTAATTTTTTTCGGTTATAAAAAAGGAATGATTAAACGAATATTATTATTGATTAACCATGTATCATCTAAAATAAGTATTTGGAGTTGGCAAAAATTATGGAGTAATAGAAAGACAGGTTATGGATACAGAAAATAACGAAGTAGGCAGACCACCTTATATTAAGACAGAAGATGATGCTAAATTAGTTGAAGCATTAGCAATCGCTGGAGTAACACAAACTTTAATAGCACAGATAGTTAAAATAAGTGAACCTACATTAAGAAAGAATTTTAGAACTCAACTTGATACAAGTAAAGCCAGAGCAAATGCAATAATATCACAAGCCTTGTTTAAAAAAGCAAAAGATGGTAATGTAGTTGCACAGATATTTTGGTTAAAGACACAAGCAGGTTGGAAAGAAAAAAATTATCATGAACTTACAGGAAAAGACGGAGACAACTTATTCGGAGAAGAACGACAGCTTATTGAAATCAGAAAAGTTTTTGACGAAATTAACTTCACCAAACCAGAAAATATTATTGAAGCACCTGAATTGGTGCAAGATAGCACGACAGAAACAAATAACTCCTAAAGGAGATTGGAATGTTTGGTTAATATTAGCTGGCAGAGGTTGGGGTAAGACCAGAACTGGTGCACAAGATATAGCATTTTATGGATTGACCAGACCTCATTCTAGAATAGCAATCGTAACACCAACATTTGGAGATGGTAGAGATACTTGTGTTGAGGGAGTATCAGGTTTACTAGGTTGTATTGATAGAGAATTAATAGAAAATTGGAACAGAAGTATTGGAGAGTTAGTTCTTAAAAATGGAACTGTATATAAAACTTTCTCTGCTGAACAACCAGATAGATTAAGAGGACCACAATTTCACAGAGCATGGTGTGATGAGTTAGGAAGTTGGAAAAATGCAGAGGCATGGGATCAATTATTATTTGGATTAAGACTTGGTGACAAGCCACAAGTAGTAATAACAACAACACCCAAGCCAACAGATTTAATAAAAGAATTAGTAATTAATAAAGATTCTCTTGTAACGAGAGGTAGCACCTTTGAAAATAAGGATAATCTTGCAGAGTCCGCAGTTAAAAAGTTAAAAGAAAAATATGAAGGAACTCGGCTGGGCAGACAAGAATTATTCGCTGAAATTTTAGAAGATGTTGAGGGTGCTTTATGGAATCGTAATATGATTAGTAAGGCACTCATTAAAACAACAGACATAATACCTAACTTTACAAGAACAGTAGTTGCTATTGATCCAGCAGTTACAAGTAATAAACATTCAGATGAAACTGGAATAGTTGTTTGTGCAAAAGGTTCAGATGATAAATTTTATGTACTTGATGATGTCACTGGTAGATACACACCAGACCAATGGGCAAAGATGGCAGTAGAAACTTATTATAAGTATGACGCAGATAAAATTATAGCCGAAGTAAATAATGGTGGAGATTTAGTTGAAAGAGTGATAAGGACTGTTGACAACAATATAAGTTATGGAAGTGTTAGAGCAACTAAAGGTAAGTATTTAAGAGCAGAACCAATATCAGCATTATACGAACAGAATAGAGTTAAGCATTTAAAACCATTTCAATTTTTAGAGGATCAAATGGCAAATTATAATCCCACTACATTTGCTGGTTCGCCAGACAGATTAGATGCTTTAGTATGGGGAATAACAGAACTGTCGCAAAGAACAGGCAAAGTTAATTGGAGAATTAGTTAATGGCAATATATGACAATATAAAAAATATTTTTAAAACAAAAGAACAACCAAAGGTGCAAAGAAAGGAAGCACCCATAGTTTATTATAATTCACTAGGATATGATTCAGCACCTAAAATTTCTTATGAAGATTTAGCAACTGATGGTTATTCTGAAAATGCTATTGTTTATAGATGCGTAAATGAAATAGCAAACAATGCTTCAAGAGTTAAAATTAATTTATTTAGAGGTGATCAAGAAGTTGATAACCACCCTCTATTAGATTTATTATATAATCCTAGTCCAACTATGTCACAAGTTGAATGGTTTCAGGCTTTATATTCTTACTTATTGATTGCAGGAAATAATTATATTTTAAGTGTAGGAGGAGATAACTCTCCACCAACTGAACTTTATAATTTAAGACCAGATAGAATTAAAATTAGAGCAGGTACAAGAGCAATGCCAGTTGCTTACGACTATATGTTAAAAGGACAAGTAGTTGAAAGCTATCTTGTAGATCAAGCAACAGGTGGTTCTAAAGTTAAACATATAAAACTTTTTAATCCTTTAGATGATTATTATGGAATGAGTCCTATGGGAGCATCTAGTGTTGATATTGATCAACATAATTTAGCAAACAAACACAATGTAAATTTATTACAAAATGGAGCAAGACCAAGTGGTGCTGTTATCTTTAA